ATAAGCTTTATTCATTGTTAAAGAAATAGGATTGGTTAAATTTTCTATTCCATTTAGTAACCAGTTCAAAAATCTATAACCACTTTCCGCTAATCCATATATTGCCGTTGTATCCCCTTTGTCAAAAGTATAAGTGTCTTCTGTTGGTACTGTTTGTCCTCCTGTTCCACTACTTAAAACTAAATCATAAGTAATATCCTCTGCTAACCTTCTTTGGATACTTAAATTAATAATAAATCTAGCATTTCTGTTTTCATCCCAATCAACATGGAATACCCCATTTAAACTTTTTATAACTGTATATAATGAACCATTCCATATCTCTTGTTCCTGTTCTTGTAAAAGGGCTTCAATTTCTTTAGCTAAAGTATATCCAGTTACATAGTCTGAATTACGAATCCTAATTTGTACCTCTGGATAAAAGTAATCATTATCACTTGTAGTCATAGCAATATCCCCTCCTGAAACATCGAATAAAGTCACCGTGTTTCTTGGGGCTTTGGGTTCTTTTGCTACAAAAATATTGTCAGCAAAAATAAGTCCCAAAGAACTATTTGCTACAAGCATATCCTTTATATCAATACTAGCTGGATTCATATTATCTTATTTTAGCACTTTAAATTTATTTTTTGTATAATAGTAAAAACGATTATTATGAAAACAAAAACAGATTGGAGTGGTATAGAATTTAATTCAGAAACCCCTAAAGAAAAAGAACTTTTAAAAAATCTTTTTCTTTTAATAAAAAAGGATTTACAAAATGATGTTAATTTAACAGCAATTGATAATAATAATAATCTTTGTTTATCCATAATGACCTATTTTTAATTATTTTATTTTAGCACTTTCTTGAATAACTCTTAACATCTTACGTTTATTTCTTTTTAAACTTTCTGAGAAAAACTTTGCTCCTGAGCCAGCTCTTGGTGTATATATTCTTTTTTTTCCTTTGTTATATCTAACTCTAGGTGAAGTGAAATCAGCATCAACCATTTCATGAACAAACACCGCATAATTAGCAGTAAATCCCATAGTGATGTAAGCTCCTTTTTGACTTTTAAAAGGAACAACCCTCCAACTGGCTCTCAAATTACCTAAATCAATAGGTATTTTTGGTTCAGTCTTGTCCATATCCCTTCGTACAATAATAGCAGCCTGAATTAACCCTTTGGCAGATTTTAATTTGATTCCTTTTATCTGCCTATTAAGATTACCAATAACTTTATCCACTCCTTTTATCCCCTTCCCGGATTTGGCTGAACGTACCATTACAAATAAGCCTTTCTTACATATTTTGTTCCTCTACTATCTTTTATTTTATCAAACTGTTTTATTTCATAAGATCCCGAAACATTTGTTGGATCAGGTTCACCTGAACTATCTAAATCATCCAATAAACCTAAATACAACCAACCTAATTCATCAACATCTTGTTTTGTATAAACCAAAGCTTCACTTACTGTCTGATCACTATCCCGGTCTGTTTTAGTATCTAATAAAGTTTTAACTATTTCCCACCGTACCTGTATTTCTACTGGATCAGCAAAAGTCTTTCCTCCAGTTCCATCATCGGCAGGAGTTCCCCAATATACTGCGGTTTGGGTACAAAATCTGTTGATGGTATCAGCTATACTCATGAGTCAAAACTTTCTATTGCGAAAGTGGTAGCAGCTTGTTTTCCCACATTACCTGCTATTAATCCAGATGGGTCAAGTACTAATACCATTTGCCCATAAGAAGTTCCTTTCAAATTAATATCCCATTTACCTGTATATTTAACAGAAGCTTCACCAACTTTCTCTTCACTAGCTGTTCTACAAATCGTGGATGCTAACATATGAGCAGCCATCCACTTTTCTAACTCAGCCAAAGTAGTTGCCCCGGTGGTAGTATCTTCTGAAAATACATTTGTAATAAATAGACTTGCTGCAATGATAAAAGGGGCAACTTGAAGTTCCGTTTTATCACAATCATCCATTATTGCTACTACTTCTGCGTATGTGGTTCTGTCTGCCATTATAAACTCCTTTCTTTTTTCCTACTATTCCAAAGTAGGGGATCAATAAAATTTAAAATATTACTTTTCCATGGAAGCCCCAACCATTCCAAAGTTTCATATAATTGTTGATAATCTCCATGAACCATTCTTTCTGGCCAAATTACTTTTACATTTAATCCAGCTGATATCATTTCTACAAATCGCTTTTCATATTCATTAATCATCCACTTCCAACCTTCCTCCTCTGTATCAACTTTTATTTTATACAATACATCAGGATCAGAAAAACTTTTCATATATCCGGTTTTTAAACAAGAATTAATTATGTCTTTTGGTTTCCTTCTAACAATTACCCATTTAGCATTTGGATAAGCATGATTCCATATTTGCCATAATAAACTTGACTTAGCATCTTTAACCATCCAATTCCCTGAACGGTATCCTTGTTCCAATATACTAGCTTCAACCGATTCTTTCCAATTCACTGGAATATTTATTTGCTTTGGTAAAGGATATACTCCATTTACATCGGCTTTAATAGAGCTTAAATAAGGCTTTATAATTTCTTCCTTAATAAAAGTATTCTCAAACATATTATGCTTTGAAATACTACCTGTAAAGCAACTACATTTAGCAAATACCTGAGCTATTAAACTTGTTCCACTTCGGGGACATCCTGTTAATAGAATTGGACTATTTAATTTAGTAACACTCATAATTTATTGTTTATATAATTTCTAACCCATTCAATTGTATTTGCTGCTACAGGAATTCTAGGATTACCATGGAAACAAACTATACTTTTATCAGTTGGTTTTTCTTTTAACCATATTTTATTAGGTTTAAAATTAATAATCTTATCTGTAATTTCTTGCCAAAGAATATCAGGAGTAGTTACAGAATACATAAACTCCTGATCACCTCTATAGCTCTTCATATTTAATTCAGAATTCTGTACCCAAGTATTCCAAATTAAATCAATTTTTTTATTAGCAAAAGGTATCCACAACATACTACTATTAAATGTATGTGGTTTATACCAATCTTTTAAAGCAATAAACGAATCAGCCTGTAAAGCTGTTGGAATAATATCCTCAATATTATCTAAAATAATAGTGTCTAAATCAAAATATAAAAAAGGGCGTAAATATTTCAATGGTGGAGCAAATAGGTTTAATTTACTCCACCATTTAATCCAATCAAAAGGCATAGGAAGAAACTTAACAGTATCAATAGTAATAATAGAACTTATTTTATCATACAAACAATAAATATGTACATCAGAATGTTGTTTTTGTATATTCCTACTTAATAGTAAAACATCACTCACATTGAAATCACCTCCTGATTTCAATACTAATAATATGTTTAGTTTCTTATTCATTTATCATTTCCATTTTAATTATACCCCACTTCTCTTTAAATTCTTTTATATATGGATCAATAGTTTCTTTCAAAATAAGCATACCTTTATCTACTTCTTTACGAATAAGAATACCTGTCCAACTTGTTGGAGAAGTTAAATAATACCTATTAAATCCTTCATCCAATATTTTTTCGTAAGCGTAATATTTTCTACTTGTTGGACTACAATCATGGTAAATAATAATATCTACCTTACTACTTATTGTATTTAATACCAAAGTCCGTATTGATAAATAACCATCTATAAATAATAAACCTAATCCGATCTTTGATAAATTAAGTCTTAAATAATATAAACAAATTTCTAATTTTTGTTTTTCAGTTAATTTATTTCTATTAGTGGATAACACAATTGGTAATACATTATGATGCCTGATATCTAATTTAGGAAATTTTTTACACATCATTTGCATCCACTGTAAATCATTTTCAATTCCAATATATTCTAAATTCTCAAACAAAAGGGTAGAATGTATTCCTATCCCATATTCCAATACCCATTCTGGTTTATATAATTTTAAAACAGCTTGAATCATAGGAACATGTGTTGCCCAACTATATGATTTATCTATTTGCATAATGCTTCTTTTAAAGTAATTTTTTCAAAACAATCAATCTCACTATTAGGATTAACGTTAAATATTTCAATACCTCTTCTTTTAGCATCTTGTTGTATTCGTGGAAAACCTTGTAAATGTTTAGCAAAAGGTAATTTCTTTGCTGTACCGGGATTAAATTGATCATTTAAATAAAGACTATGCCAGTGTTGTTTATAATCCTTATGTAAATTCATATCAAATCCTAATAAAAAGATTCTTTTTGCTCCTGTATGGGCTGCTATACTTATCGCTGCTGCTCCACTATTACCATTCCAAGATACTTTGTTTCTTTGTTCACAAATCCCAGCCCTTTTTTTATTATCATTAGGTACATATTTAACCCAATTATACCGTTCTGAATAAGCATTGTTACAAATCTTTATTCCTGAACAAACACTCAATTCCTTTTGAAATAATAATATAAATTTTTTATCAGCAAAAAATATCATATCCATCCAATTTCCTATCATAAATGAAGCATTAATTGCGATAATATGCTTTTTATGAATAGACTCCATATAAGGGGAGTAACATGCTGGAGTAGCTGTTTTATTAATAACAGAGGTAACCACTGATTTTGGTATATTGAATTGTTCAATAACTGATGGTCCCCCTCCAATTATCCAAACATCTCCTCCCACCCATATGTTAGGTACTGTCCACATATCTACTTTTCTAATTCTTCAATTGTTTTCTGTGCTTCTGCTTTGGTCATAGTTGTTTCATTGATAACTTTTTCATTTTCATCAACAACATTCCATTTACCTTTTTCAACAAAAGATAAATTATATTTTGTTTCTTTTCCTTTTACTACATCCGTTTCCGGTAACTTGTCCAAAGCCACTATAACATCTCTAAAAGCAGTAGGAATATCTTCAGGACGTGCTGAAAAGACTTCACCGGGCTTAATTATACGATTACCCCAACGAAGTGAACCCCCTCCTTCTTTACGCCATTTAATTTCGCCTTCAACTTTTTTTAATTTCTTTTTCTTTCTTTCTAAACCCATTTTATTTTCCTCCTTATTAATTAAAAGAATCACTTGATTAGTGAATTATTATTTTACGACAAATGAGTTACCCCACAAGCCCCATTAAAATCAGAACGTATCTGAGGAGCTTGAATGGTAAGCACTTTATAATTAGTCATAAATGCCCCTTCACTTTTCCACTCAACATTCTGTATTCCTAAACCCCGTACTAATCTGATGGTGCTTTTTTGCATTTCTACAAGAACCACGTTATCATCAGGTAAAGTATCAACAACTTTGATACCTGTAATACCATCAATTTTCAAAATACGCTGACGAATAGTTTGAGTAGATTCTCCACTCACATCATAATCCTCATCCAACACAACATCATATTCAGTTGGAATATAAAGCATCCATGGTCCATATTTCTTCGCAGCAATAGAAGCTACTTTCATATTCACTACATCACGGAATATTTGAGCACCTGTCTTTCCTGAAGCATCCCAATTAACAGACAACGTAACTAAATTACGATCTGGATAATTAATATAAGAATAAATTGAATTTCTGGTATTACTATCCTTTTCCCCGAAGGCAAAAGTGGTGTTAGTAAATAACATGTTCTCCAATTGTTCATTTACTTTTCTTGCAGCACTTTCCGCAGAAGTAGTATCCAATGGATTACCCAATTTTCTACTTGCTTCTAAAGTTCTTGCATTAATTTCATAATCAACATGGATTATTGGAATTGGTAAATAAGCGAATTTGAATTCATGTCTATCATTCTGACCTCTTGTAATTCCGTCCATAGACAATTCAGCTTCCATAGCATCAGAAACCGAATGGCTTTCTAATACAGTAGTTCCCATGGCATTACCTAAATTATAAGTAAGCCCTTTTTCAATTAAATCCTGTACCCCACCTAAACGGTAACGCGCAACATCTAAAATAGCTTCATCAAGCATTTTCCACTCATCCCTTCTAAGGGTTCCAGCATTTGCCTGTAAAGGTATTGTTTTATAACTCTTAACATTGTTAGTATTACCCCCCATATAAACACTCATATAGGATTTACCCTCATGCACAAACGGTCTCATTTTACCTACATTCAAACCTGTTGAATGTACTTGGTTAGCCATTTCCCCTTTTACAGTTCCATTAGCTCCTATTAAATCAACTTTTACTTCTTTAGCCATTTTCATTTCCTCCTTTCTAAATTAATTAAACTATGCGTATTTTAATTCGCTGATTCAAACCTACAATTGCTGAACTCTCTTCTGCACCACTTGAATCAGATAAATCTAAAGCTTCAAGAGCTTGTCCGACTATCTGTAATGGATAATTTGAAGAGGTAGAAATATCAGCAACGTGTTTTGCTAAATATCCTGCACCATTAGATTCTAATAAATCACCAATAGCAACCCTTTCACCATCTGCTAACATAGCATACACTTCATCACCCCTTTGAGGTATACAACATTGTACGTTATCTGTAGCGAT